CTATCCCCTGTGTGCCTTGGCAGTCTCAGCCTCTCTATGGGCAGTCGGTGATTTGAACAGGTTGTTGGCCGCGGAGCTGTTGGTGTTGAGCTGTTGCATCGCTGCCTGGCCGGCCGCAATCGCCGACTGGGCCGACGTGCTCATGTTGGTCTGCTGCAGCGCGGTGGCGTTGTTCATCGCCGTGTTCTGCAGCGTCGTCGATGCGTTGAGGTTGGCCAGGTTCGCCTGGTTGGCTGCCGTCGCGTTCTGCGATGCGTCGGATTGCTTGGCGTTGAAGTTGGCCAGGGCCGTCGCCTGGCTGGTCTGCGCATCCTGCTGTGCAATCGGCAAGGCCGCGCTGATCGCGGCAGACTCCCCAGCACCAGCCGCCATGGACGAGTTGATCAGGCCGCGGTCGTTGGCGGTCTGCATCGCATTGCTGCGTGCCAGCTGCATGTAAGGGGAGTTGGAAGCGATCAGGCCGTTGAGTTGGCCGGAAACCGTCTGGTTCGTTCCGACCTGCATGTCGGGCGTTGACTGGACGTTGACGGATTGGGCCGTGGTGTTCGGTGTCGTGGACGGCGCTGTATAGCCGGTCATACCGGAACCGTTGAAGTTGTTGCCCGCTACTACGCCGGCATTTGCAGTATCGGCCATAGAGGCTCCACAAAAGAAAAAGCCGCCGAGCGCAATGCTCAGGCGGCTGAAATTTGGACGGACTAACCTGCCCGGGATTCTATGGTTTTAGGATTCCCCTGTCACCACCAAAACCGACACATCAGGTACGGCCACATGACCCACAGACCGATCACTTCTCATCTCCATTGTCTCGCATCAGCTTGTCGCGGACGGTGACGTAGATATTGATGGCGGTGAATGTGATCGTCATCCAGGTGGCGACTTGGGAAGCGGTCAGGCTGCTGATCGACATCAGCGCCCACGCGACCCCAGTCTTCACCCAGATGAACCAGCTGGGGTCTTGGTCATGCATGGTTTTCTCGGGCAAGAAAAAAAAGCCGCCGAGCTTGACGCTGGGCGGCCTGTTTTTGGACGGATTTATCTGGACGAGATTCTAGTCGCAGATCATTCCCCTTGGTCTAGTCAATGTGCACGCCAGACGGATCAAACGGGTCCAGGATCGGCTTGATCGCATACGCCACCTTTTGCTGCCACCAGTTGCCGCTGGCCTTCCAACGCTTGAGTCGTGCCGTCACGGTCGGCTCGCTGGGCATCTCAAAGCCGATGACCGTGATCACGCCGATGTCGGCATTGAAGTCCAGGAAGTACCCGATCGCCAGGACGATGGCGCCCAGGTCTTTTGACGGCGCATTCAGCCCCTGCGTATCGTTGACACGCTTGAGGTTCATCACGGCGAGGTAATAGACCCACAACGAAAACAAAGACACAACGGCATAGATGCAATACCAAAGAAGAAAATGCAGGAACATCATGGCGTCACACAATCAAGTTGCGCAGTGCCGCGATCTGATTATCCAGATCCTTCAGCTTGCGATAGCCGATGTTCATCTGGTACAGCTGGTCAGCCGTGATGTTCTGTGACGCCGCCGTCATCACAGCCTGGGCCAACATGAATTCTCGTGTGATGCGTGGGATCATGGATTCACGCTCTAGAGCGTCGATCTGTTGCTGAGGCGTCAATGATTGAATGGGGTCTGCTGGATGTGGAGTGTTTCCGGAAGCAAGCCATTCCAGATATACGGCGTAATCCGAGTTAGCGGGATCGGCAGGGATAGTAGTGCCATCGTCACGGACGATGCTGGTCGAGTCGGTCAGCTTGTACATGGTTTATAGCTCCGCAGACAATTGGGCAACATAAGTAGTCAGCGATGCACCTGCTGCTGCAGACCTAGCTAGATCACTCATGTAGTAAACTCCAGCACTTCCAGCGCCTGGCAATGATGAGTTCGTGAAGCTCCCGGAAGTCCTCGTAAGGGATGGCGAAGCTCGCATTGGGACCGGGTAGTTCACATAGGCGTAAACGTCTTGAACACCCGTAGCGTTGAATGACACTGACCACAACAGCTGTTGCCAATATCTCTGGCACAGAGTCCACTCAAGTCCAATAGGACGCGACTCAAATGGGGTAACAACTGGACCCTGCTCCAATTGCCAGTCAGCAACGTAATACTGCTGTGAAGTCACTGCGCCGATGTTGTTGAACTGGACAATGACTTCAAGACCATTGCTCGCATCCGAAGAACCAAGCGCCAAGCTGTAGCTCACAGTGCCGCCCGTCATGGCTCCAGTTGTCGTACTGCCAAGTGTGGTAGTAGCAGAGAAGTTGTCCTGGGAGTTGGCCTTGTTGATCGTGATCGAAACCGTCTGCGACGTAGCCAATCCAACCTTGCAGCTAAAAGTGATTGTTTTGCTGTTCAGGTTGGCTACGTTGTTGGACTCATAGCGATGGCGGAATTGAATACTTCCCGTGCCAGTAGTTGTAATGGTCTGCTGACAAGAAAAACCAGATGAAGATGCTGGATTACCAGTCGCTCCCCCTTGCACCAGTAAACCACTGATTGTCGTGAATCCAAAGTTGTAGCAACAGAATCGATCTACCTGCCCGTATTGGAGCGTAGAAGCGGAAATAGCTGTTGCAGGACGCTGTGCAATCACCATCGAACCATTGATGGTCTTATTGCGAAGCGTGAATGCAGAAGAGCTTGGGCCGCTGGTAGCTTCAACCGTGTTGGTGCCAGTTGCCAAAAGAGTCTTGTTTGTCAGCGTATCCGTGGTAGCCCGGCCAACAAGTGTGTCCGTGCTTGTAGGCAAGGTCAGCGTGCCAGTGTTGACGATCTGCGAGATCGTTGGCTGCGTCAGCGCCTTGTTTGTCAGCGTCTGCGCGCTGTTGGTATCGACCAGGGTCTTGGACGTCGGGATCGTCGTGCCGTTTACTGTGCCATTGACGGTGACGTTGGTGAAGGTTGCAGCTGCCGGAGTAGTTCCACCGATGACGATACCGTCCAGCGTGCTCTGGGCGACCAGGGCAGTGCCTCCTGGGTTGACGGCAATAACGAGGCCGCCATTACCCGCCAACGTTGGCAGCAACGCAAAGCCAGCTGAAATGGCGTCAAGTTCAGCGCGCAAGGATGCGCTTGATCCGGCCGATCCCGTCGCCGGGTACGAGCCGTGTGTGTAATAGGGATTCGCCATGGATTACCTCAGTGCGCGTCGAGCGCTGTAATGCAAGATCACCGAATTCACGGTAAAGGGTTTGAAGGCGTTGGAGTTGCAGGAGAAAGTGATGGCGACGTTCTCGCCGGTGCCCTGCATCTCGCACTCACTCGGGATCAGGGTCTGGCCGTCCCAGGTGAATGCGTCCCAGGTGAAGCTGTCCCAGTTGGACTGCTGGAACTGAGACGGGTAATTCAGAGTTCCATTGGCCTGGGCATAGGCGCTGTTGCCGTACTGCAGGGAATAGCCGAAGTCGAGCGCGCAATAGCCTGGTCCGTTGACCTCAACGGATGCCTTTCGGTAGCGCTTGAGCACGCGCGGAGAACGGTTGAAGTTCCAGGCCAGCGTGCAGCTGGCATTGATCGCTGTGCCATCAAACGACGTCCCGGCATCGAGCTGGTAGACGTAGCCGTTGGCGCTGCCGAAGAATGTGACTTCCGTTCCCGACGACAGCCTGGACTGCACCAGGCAGTTGACCGGGTTGGGGAACCACACCGGCATGCAGCCCAACTGCTGGCCATCGACCTGGGTGACATACAGACCCCATCCATCGCTGAAGAAAAGCCGGTACTGGCTCTTGCCGCGGTTGATGCAGGCATAGGTCGTCTTGGTCAGCTCGGATAGGACGAAGGTCTTGACGCGATTGCTCAGAGATACCGTGTCGAAGTTGCCATAGTTCAGGGTAGCCTTCAGGCTGACAATGCCCCGGTAGTCCAGGGCATAGGCGTCATCCATGTTGTAGGCGGTGTAGTCGATACACCCTGCGCCGGTGTTGTAGGTAATGAAGTTCCAGGAGCTGTTCCCGGTCCCGTACAGCACGAAGGTGTTTTGCGCTCCGTACACAGCCATGGCGCCAGTGGTTTGCGCACCCGGCAAGACCAGCAGGCCGGTGACGGTGTCTCCAGCGCCGATCGTTCCGGCGCCTGCAGCGGCTGACCAGTTGTAGGGCAGTCCTGCCCCGCTCCATCCGATGGATGTCTGCACCGAGACAAACAGGTAGCCCTTGTGTGCGCAGATGTGTTTCGGCGCGTCAGGGCTGAATCCAGTGAAGATCGGCACAAAGACTGTGCCGTCGAATTCAAACGCACGGTTGATGCCGTCGCAGCCGTACATCCGGTAGGTCGACAGCGAGCCGTAGAAGTTCGCATTGACGAACTCAAACTTTCCGCCCGGGTTCAGGGTGATGGCAGTTTGTGCACCACCACAGGTGGCCTGCGATGTGCCGCCGACTTTCAGGCCTTCGCCGGCCTGGAATGTCCCAGTGATTGACTGGAACACCAGGATGCCGGCCGCGTTCGATCCCCAGGCACCCGACTGCACGCAAGCGCGCGAGACGACCCCGGTCGCGCCGGACGTAGCACCGGTGACGGTTACACCGTCTGTAATGGTGCCGGTGCCGGCGCTGAAGGTGATGTAAGAGCCGAATGTGACCTGCGACCAGCCGGACGTGGTCGCCTTGTACATCAGGGTTTGCGTGCCTCCGGCGTTGTCTCGGAAGGCATAGACCGTGTCGTTGTACAGCCAGACGCCACGCACTGGGCCAGCCCCCGGAACCGGACTGATCAGCGCGCGGTAAACGTCGGCCGCCGCCGCGGTGATGGTAGCGTCCAGCTGGGACGAAACGCCAACGGTCGGCGAGGTGGTTGTGCCGATCGTGGTCGCTCCGACCTTGACGACTTCACCAGTCTGGAATGTGCCGGTGATCTTTGTCACGGCCATCCAGGTGGCCGATCCAGTGGCCACGTAGATGATGGTTGCCGTGGCACCAGAGGTTTGACCGGTCAGCGTCTGATTGGCGGCCGGCGTGTTGGTAAATGCCGTGACCTGGATGACCTGATAGGTCGCTGAAGACGGATAAGCGGTATGCCCGTCATAGCGCTCATAGCCAGGGATGCGGCCATAGCCACCGGTGGGCAGTACCTCGAAATTGACCGAGTTGCGCGCGTATCCAGGATCGAGGTCCATGGTCGGCGTGACCTGGTCCATGCCGCCCTTGAGGACGACGACATCGCGCTCGACGGGAGGGAGTTGGATTCCTTGGGAGCGTGCCATGTCTTACGCCAGTGGCGCCCCGAATCCAATGGTGCCGATCTGGTCGATCTCCAGGGCGGACAGCATGCGCGCGTAGGCTTTTTCGGCCTTGGCGATCACTTCTCCGGCTGCCTCGAAATAGCCGTACTTCACCATGGCACCGTAGACGATCAGCATGTGGTACTTGGACGGCATGTTGGGCACATCTGTGTCGGCCGACAGGATCTGGGGCGAGCGGTAATACTTGCCCAACACCGTCCAGCCGGTCGAATCTGGGATCGGTCCCAGCAGCAGGTTCTTGGTGCCTGGCTCGACAGCAAAGCAGACCGGTCGCGCGTAGGTGGTGCGCATCGTCCCGTACTGGTACTGGTTGCGAAACACCAGGTAATCCACCGGCAGCACCAGCTGTTCATCCAGGAAGTTATTGCCGGCCGTGTACGCGCGGAACGTGTCGGTATTCCAGATACCCAGATCCGACAGGCCTGCCTGGGCCGGCGTGTAGCTTTGCTGCTGGGCGGTCGTGTTGAAACTGAAATCGGCCATCAGCCAGTTCCAGTTCTCATGCAGTTCCTGCAGCTCGGTGTAGGACTGCACGACCCAATCGACAATCCGCCCCATCTCGCCGGTCTGGTTCTGGCAAGTCGTGGGCGCCGATGGGACGCCGCACTCCTGGCAGGTCTTGGCTGCCAGCTGCAGAAACGTCATTGCGGCCATTAGGCAGCCTCAGCCATCACTTTGTTGAGCCAGGCGCGACCGCGGGGATTGCGGTCGGTGATCAGGTCAAACGGGTAGCACATACCCTGGCGACCGATCAGCGAACGGTCAGACGGATCGGCCGGGTTGTTGTTGACCTGGTGGTATTTGGTTTCCTTCATGCGCGCCAGAACCTCGACGAACTTGCGCTTGATCTCCTGGTTCACGCCGCGAGCCACCGGCTGGTTGGTGCCGTTGACGTTCAGGATCACGTAGGGAGGCGCGTTCTCGTCCGACACCGGGTGGACGTAGATCGTGACGGGCTCATTCATGAAAGCCTCTTCAGCCGCCAGTTCGTGCAGGTCGACTTCAGAGCCTGGCTGAACCAGGTCGACTTCGGGCTCTTGGATGTCGATTGCGATGCTGTTGTTGCTGTTGGCGCGGGCCATGGGAATTCACTCCAAAAAAAAGGCCACCCCGAAGGGCGGCCATGATTGATGCTAGCCCCGAAGGGCTCAGGTTGACGTTTAGGCGGTCTGCGGGAAGGCCGGCAGCGACATCACGTTTTGCGGGGTGGCAACGGTCACGCCGGTGGCGTTCCAGTTGCTGGTGCCGAATGCGAAGTTGGCGGACAGCGTGCTGGCGGTACGGATGACCACATAGGCCACGGCCGTCAGCGTGTCGGGCAGAGCCGGGAACTGCGGAGCGGCCGTCCAGTTGCCGGAGTCGTCCACGTTGGTCACGGCGCCAGTGGTGCGGCCTGGACCGGGATCGGGCCTTGGGCAACGCCGTAGTTACCGGAGGCGTCCAGCGTCCAGACGAAGACACAGCCCTGGTTCTTGCCCAGTGCCTTGAAGGTGGCGCCGGTCACGACGTCGGTCGTGGGAGTGGTGCCGCCGGACACCTGGGCCTTGCTGTACAGCTTGCCGCCGATGGCGTAGGTCACGGCGGTGGCGCCGGTCGAGTAGGTGGTTGCCGCACCGGACAAGCCAGTCAGGCCAGCGCTGGACAGCGCTACGTTGCCACCAAAGATGGCGTTGTTGATGTTGTAGCTCATGCTTGGCTCCTATCAGATGGGGGTGACGGGGTAGAACGGGCCGGTGACGTTGATGTAGGTCACACCAATGTTTGCGGCGTCCAGGTTGGTCGTGCCGCCGGTAAAGGCGGTGTTGGCGGCCGTGTTGTTGATCACGATGGCGCCGATGACGCAATACGTCTCGGGAACCACCGGCCAGACGATGGCGGCCAGTGCAGCAGCGGCGGACGTGGTCGTCGACGTGATGTTGGTCGGGATCGTGACGATGTTGCCGGCGTTGTCCAGGGCGATCAGGAAACCGCCTGCGTTGTAGGTCGAGGCGACAGCGGACCAGCTGACTGCGGTGGGCACTGCCTGGGCGGTGGCCGCGGTCTTGGTAAGCAGCACGCCGCCGATCATGTAAGGCAGCGCCGAAGCGTTACCCATCTTCCAGGTCGGTCCTGCAGCGCCGTTGATGGCCAGGGCAGCGGAGCCCAGGCACTGGCGGGTAAACAGATCCTGGACCGCGCGGAAGATGTCTTCCGGCTTGGCGCCAGGCTGGCCTGCCATCAGGTACTTTTTGATTTTTCCATGGGGAATCCTTTCTGTGTCAGAGGGGCCGAAGCCCCTCATCGGTCATCACAGGTTGGTCACGCCCACTTCAACGCGCGCCATCCAGGCTTCGTTCAAGCGCACGGCGTTGAACCAGGTCTGGGCACCCACGTAGCCGAACTGGCCCAGCGGGTTGGCGTGGTTCTTGTCGCTGGCCTTCAGCACCACCGGGGTGATGGAGTTGAAGCCCTTCAATGCGACCTGGCCCCAAGCGTCTTCAGCCACCACCAGAACGGGGTAGACGTCGACGTTGGCGTTACCAACCGACACGCAGCCGTTCAGCGTGCTGGAGCCAGCAGCGGAGAACGGAGCGAACAGCGGCGAGCTGACGAAGCGGAACTGCTCGACGGCGCCCACTTCGCGGTCGTGGGCCGGCTTGTAAGAGCCGTATTCCTCGACACGGGTGAAGCCCGGCAGGTTGCGCACGTCGGATTCCACGTCGGTGTGGATGAACACCAGGTAGGCCGGCTGCACCGAGCGGGTGGCGAAGTTGGGACCGGGAGCCAGGCGGCTGGTCACACGGCGAGCGCGGTTCGACTCCAGAACGCGAGCGGCCTTGCGCAGCACGTTCAGGGAGATCGGGGTGTTGACGCTGGAGCGGCTGGAGCCGTTGGCGTACAGCACGGTCGAGCCGGCTTTCATCACGCCATAGCGAACCAGTTCAAGCACTTCGGCCATCGTCTCGCCGACCAGCTTGACCATCTCGCCGGGGATGTCATCCTCGTACAGAGATTCGACCTTGCTGGAGAACTTGAACAGGACACCGTACTGCTGGAGCTGCACGGACACGTCCTGGAAGCTGATGCTCTGGCTGTTAGGGGTCACACCTTCCGACAACAGGAAGTTGTTGGCGGCGATGCTGGCGGTGCCGATGTAGCCGGCCGGGCCACCGTTCTGGATGTTCGTGCCGGTCAGCGAAGCGCCCAGAGGCAGCGTGCGACGGAACACCAGGGTGTCGGTGGAGTTCTGGGGCATCTCGCGCTGGGTGCCGAAGTCGCCCAGAACGGTGATGGGTTGTGCATGCTCAAGCATGCCTTGGGCCGCGCGGATAAGGTTCCGGGAAGCGGCCGTGCTGTAGCCTTGAAATGCCATGTCTGGCTCCTTTCAATCAGTTGGATTGGTTGGCCTTGGCGCGACGGTTAGCCTCGTAGTCCCACAGTTCCTCGGGGGTCATGTCGGCAACGCCCTTGCGGGGTGCGACCTTTTCACCGCGGGGGGTGGCAGAGGCGGCCAATCGGCTTTGGCGATCAGTGGCGATCGAAGTGGCGGGTGTTTCCGTCGACTTCTTGTAAAGGTCGAGCATGCGAACGGCGTCGGCCGGGTTGTCGCTGGCGGCAAGCGCCTTGATTTCCGGTGACTGCACCTGCGCCCAGGCCGCAAACTCGGGGGTCTTTACGGTGTCTTTCCAGCCCTCGTGGCGCGTCTCGACGAACATCTCGTTGACACGAGTGGCCATCTCGGCACGCAAAGTGGCTTCTTGCTGCTGAAGACGCTCCTGCATCTGCTCGGGCGTGATCCCTGCGGCTTGTGCGCCAGGCTGTCGGGTGGCCATGTAGGCCTCGATGCCTTCCGCCCATTCCGGGAAATCGGCCTTGAGCTTTTCCCACGCTTCCGGGGTTTTGGCGGCCGTCTGCATCTGGGTGCTGGTGGGCGCTTCGCCTTGGGTTTGCTGGGCGGCGGCAGTGCCGGCGGCCAACGCATCCTTGGTGCGCTTCAGCTCAGAGGTCAGACCACCAATGTGGCCTTCGGTTTTGCGCAGGCGGTCCTGCAGTTGCGCGATGTGTGATCGCAATTCCTCGGTCGGGTCAACCGCCGGGGTGTCTGTCGAAGTCTGCTCTGGCGCGCTTGCTTGCGGCTCAGATTCAGTGCTTGCCGTCTGCTCCGGCGGAGTTTCCTCGGCGGGAGTTGCCTGGGTGTCGTCACCCTTGGCAGCGGCTGCAGCTTCCTCTTCCCACATGGCCTGCAGTTCTTCGTGCGTACTCATCGTCTCTCCAAAAACAAAGAGCCACCCGAAGGCGGCTCATAAGGGGGGTTGATCGAACGGGTCAGGCGACCGGTTCGGTATGGGCTGCAGTCGCGGCTAACTTGGTTGGCAGCAACAGCAGGTCTTTGACGGCAGCAATCCGGGCGCGGAGTGCCACCGTTTCGGATTCGGGCATCTGCGTGTCGTTCTTGACGCGCAGCTTTTGGAGTTCTTCGTCCAGGTGGCGTTTGATGGCCACCCAGGTCGGGTCATGTGCCTGGATCACCGGCCCATGCCTGCGAGGTCAATCCGGTGGCAGGCCACCGAGACGGTGACGGCAGCGCCACCGGTGCCGGCCGATGCGCGCGGACGCACATAAACAGGACGGTCGGCAGATGTGAAAACACCGGCAGCCGTGGTCGCGGTCTGCGTGCCACCGGCGCGGCCAGTCAGCGGCGCCCAGTTGGTGCCGTCGTTGGAGCCTTCCAAGTGATGCCAAGCGAGCCGGTGAACGATCCGGTGATGACCCAGGTCTTGTCGGACCAGGCCGAAAATGGAATCGCTACACCAACGTCACCGCTGGCAGCAAAGCCGGTCCAGGTGGCGACGATGACGGAGTCGTCTTGGCTGGCGACTTGCCGGTCGAGAGAAAATGGGATGGTTGCCATGGGTTACTCCTGAGTGGCAGGCATCCCTGGCATGACGTCCGGCGGGTTGGCCGCATCGGTCACGGTCTGCAGGTGATGCATGTTGATGTCGTGGCGGCGGCTGCGTTCGTTTTCCATCGCGGCCATCTGCAGCTCGGTCTGAGCCAGTTCGCGCTTGGTCTGCTCCTGCATCTGCACCTTGGCCAGCTCGGCATTGATCTGCTGGATGGTCATCTGGTGCTGGTTCGCGTAGGTCAGCATGGCTAGGCGCTCCTGCATCTGCAGCTTGAGCACATCGCCGGCCTGGTTGTCCTTGGCCATTTGCGCTTCGGTGTTGGCGTAGGCGATCTCGGCCTGGGCGCGGGTCTGCTCGATGGCCATGGTGGCCTGCGATCGAGCCTGCTGCAGAGCCAGCTGGCCCTGGTTGCGGGCTTGAGCGACCTGCAGGTGGGCCTGGGCATTGATCATCGCGGCCTGCACCTTCGGATCGGTCGGCCCCTTGCCGGCTTGCTGCTTCTGGATCTCGTCGATCTCTTCGTCGGCGCGCATGATTTCGGCCGGGTCGATGTGCTGGGCCTGCAGCGCCTTTTCAAACAGTTTCTTGGGGTCGATGTAGACCCCGTAAATCGGGTTTTGAGCCAGGTTCATCAGGTTGATGAAGGCCTGGTTCTGGATGTCGCGGGTCACAAGCGCAGAGCTGCCGCGGGCATCCACCTGAAAATCGCCCTTGATTTCCGGGTTTGGGTTGTGCTCCATCATCCAGTCGTAATACCGACGCAGATGGGGGCGCGTAATCATGTCGTCGTACTGCTTGACCAGTCGGCGCACCACGGTGTTGGCGCTGGCCATCAGGATCTGCATGCCGCCCACGGTGTCTGGCACGCCGTCGTGCTCGCCTTGGGCGATCTGCGGTACACCAGATTCCGAGTCCATGAACTGCTCGGCCATCTGGATGATCTGGGCGTAATCGTTCTGGTGGCTGTTGAACGAGAACGTGGCAAATGCATTGCGCACGTCGATGCTCTCGTCAGTGCACCACCAGACTTTTCGCCCTGAAATCTCCCAGCGCTGGTCAGCTGGCTGTATGACGCCGGACTTGACGACGATCTGATCGCCGACCACGGAGCCAGCGTTGTCCATCATCATCCGCCAGGCGGAATTGATGACGCGCTGCTGCCACTTGACCAGGTGCGGGACGCCGTAGCCGGCCCAGCTGTTGGCGCGCTTTTCCCAGACGTACACGTCATAGGGAAGCTCGCCGGTTTCCATGGGGTGCAGGAAGGCCTTGACGATCGTGTCGTTGATCATCACGACACAGCCGGACATGGCCTTGAGCGGGTCGGTGCCCACGTCAACGCCAGCAGCCTTGAGGTCTTCGGCGTCGAATTCGCCCCAGTATTCCCAGACTTCGTACAGGCTGGACTGGCCGTTGATCAGGGCAGGATCTTCGGCGCGCATGCGGGCCATGATCCGGGCGTCGATGGCGCCGGTGGCCTGGCGCGGGCCTTCTTCCAGCACCTGAGCGATCTGGTCTTTCAGGTAGCCCGGCTGCTTGGCCAGCTCACGAACCTTGCGCGGCGTCAGAAACTTGAGTTCCATCGCGCCGCCACCGTCGTGGATGTTGTCACCACAGGACGGGTCGGGGAAGAAGTTCCACAGGCTGACCCAAGCGCTGGATGCGTTGAGTTCTTCCTTGATCTCCAGCACCTGCACCACGTTGCCGGTGATGTCCTTCACTGGCGTCCAGGCACGTTTGATGGTCGAGGTGGCGAACGGCCCCTTGCAAACACCGGTGCCCAGGACGGCAGCGTCGTGGATCACCTTGCGCTGGATGCCATTCCAATCGCAGTCGATCAGTGCATCCTCGATGGTGTCCTGCATTGCCTCTGCGGCCTGCAGGGCTTCGTCCCAGATTTGGCTGGCGGCCTTGGTCTGGCCCGGCTGCTGCACCACCATGCCCGGCTGCGGCTGGCCTGGCGTCCAGGGCATGTTCTCCGGCTGGCTCGGCTGCATGGCTTGGCCGGCGGCTTGTGCCACTGGCGTCTGCTGGGCCAGTGCCGGCGACTGGACCGGCTGCTGCATCTGGGCAGACATCGCCTGCTGTTCGGCTTGCTGCTCGCGCTTGATGGCGGCCGTCAGCTCGGGCTTGGGGCTCGGCTTGATGCCCCAGTTACGGTCGTCGGTCGGCAGCAGGATGTCAGCAATGCGCGCTTCGGCGACGTTGGTCTTCTGGCGTGTGACGCCGACAAAGACAGTCGAGCGGGTCGGCTTGGCCTTGTTGTTGACGATCGGGCCGCCAGCGGCGACCGCGTCCATCATGGCAGCGGCTGATCGGTTGGCGTCGTCGATGCTGTTGTAAGCATCTTCGGCCTCCAGCCATTCCTTCTCCAGACCGGACGCGCGGCGACCGTCGACGTAGTGCTTTCGCGTCTTGGCGACCGCGGCGCTGAAAAGCTGCAGCCGCTCGGCCATGGCTTGCGCCTGGGCCTGCTGACGCTCTTCGTCGTCCATGATCGCGTCGACATCAATATCGTCGACCGGAGATTCCTCCGGGTCTGCGAAGGTCGGGAAGTCCATCAGGCGGCGCTTTCCTCGGCGACAGCGTCAGGCTTTGCAACCTCCACACCTTCAGGCAGGTCGGTCAATTGAAACGGCGGCAGCGCAGCCAGGAACTGGCCCATGGCTTCGGTGTGCTTGCTCAGGCGCAGCACGGTCAGGTGTGCAGCAGAGCCAGGATTCAGGATGCCTTCAATGCCACCGGACACGGTGACATCGCCCGGCGTCTCGCCGTCTTCAAATTTCAGGTATGCAACGCCCATGGCGCTCTCTCCGGTTGGTGGTTGGGGAATAGGTCAGACAGCGGCGGCGGGATCTGCCGGGGCTGCAGGTTCAGCGGGAGCGACGACAACGGGCTCGCCAGGTGCGGCCGGTGCGTCTTGGGCACCAGCGGAAGACAGCGAAGCGGCGTACTCGTCTTCGGTCAGCCAGTGCTCGACGTCGGCGATTTCGGCCTTGAACCCAGCGACGGCGTCATCGAACAGGACGACGGTCTGCTCGGTCAACTTGTGAATCAAGGTCGTGAACATGGTTTTCAGACCTTCCCGTTGATGACGCCGCCACCGGAGAACTTGCCCGGGTTGCGGTGCATGGAGCCAGAGCCGCCGGTCACTTGACCCTTGTTGAAGCCGGCCTGCGGGCTGGGCTTCTTGCCGCCGCCGTCAGAAGTGGTGCCGGTGCCGCCGTTGTTCTGGCCCTTGTTGAAGCCAGAGCCGATGGACTTGCCGCCCGCGGGCGCAGCAACCTTGGTATTGAGATTGCGGCCAGACGGCGAAGAGAAATCTTGCATTGCCATAAAGGCTCCTTAGTAGGATTGGGATTGCTGCGAGCGAGCTGCAGCGGTCTTGGCGGCCTCTTGGTTCCACATATCAGAGCCAGACGCGCCGCCTGCGCCTTGGCCTTGCAGGATGTCCTTGACAGCCTGGAGAACTTCACGGATGGAACCGCAGGTGATGGAGTTGCCGCCCTGGCTGGAATCGCCAGAGCCGGAGTCGTCGCCGGCGGCGTCACCGCCAGCTGCCTGCTCCTGGGCTTCGTCTTGATCGCTTTCGACCTCGACGGTGTATTGGCCCTGGGAGTCCGGGCCGCTGATTTCGATGGTGGCCATCTGGCGCTCCAAATGAAAAAGGCCCGCGCAGATCGAATCTGGGCGAGCCTCGGAAATGAAAAAAGCCGGCTTGTGGCCGGCTTGTCATGAGTCTGCGGTTAATGGACGCACTGACTCGGGGGGGAATGTAGCGCGAACGCATTCCCCTTTCAAGCGTCAATGCGCAAAAGAGTGTCCACCACCGCGCAATGGAGTGATTGACCCGCAGATTGACTGCCACCACGTTGGAGGCGGCGGGTCTTCATGCATCGGGGTCGGCCATGCCACTGGCTGCGCTGGGTGCGCCGGTGCACCGCTGCCTCCATCCTGGGGACGACGACGGGTGTTGAACGGTCGGAACATGGCCAGCTCAGCTTCCAGCTGGCGGACGCGCTCGCGCAGCTCCTGGACTTCGTGATGCAGCTTCAGGTAGCTCATGGTCAGGCTTCCTCGTAAGTGGCCAGGAAAATGTCCATCTTGCAGGGGTAGATTTCGCCCTTCACTCCAGTGAGTAGCATGTCGTCAGGCGTCATGAACATCGAGCCCTCCAGTGTGGGGATGATGTAGGCGCGGTCATGCTCATGCGTGATCGGATGTCCGGAATACATGAATGACCACGCATGCCGTTGATGATGTTGTGCTCTCTGCCTTCCAGAATGCAAATCTTGCGGCCATGCTCGATGAACTCGTCCCAGGTGATGGCTTCAATGACGACAGGTTTCTTTCGGTACTTGGCCATGGTCAATCCTTGTTGAAGCCGTCCAGCAGCCCCATGAATCCGGCGATGATGATCAGCACGAACACTGACAGCCCAAGTCCAAGGACTGCGGCCGATATGTGCTCAAACAACAGTTCAGGCGTCATGGATTACTCCTGCAGGCCATTGGCCCGGTAGTCCTCGATCACTGCGTGCACCTCATAGCCGGCTTCCCAGTCCACCTCAACGATGGATTCCTGGACGCCGTTGACGTAGCGCGCAGCATGGTCGCCCTGGATCAGCACCAGGGCCGGCTTGCGCGGCGCGCTCATTCGACGATCACCCAGTCTTCGGCAACAATGTCCGTCGGCAATGGACCCCACACATGACATTCGTCACGGTGCGCGCTGTATTCACAGACGAGGTCACCAGCCATATACAGGTAGTTACCCAGCCAATTGATGCGCGTTACCCTGGCGCCGTCCTTCAGCAGATGCAGCGCATCGCCAAAGTCCAGCAGCCCATCATCGACATCGAGATCGGCAAACGGGCATTCATCCCAGTCGCTGCAGCTGCAGTCGTTGACCTCAGACACCATGCCGGACTCGACCATGTAGCTCACGACGGCGGCGGACAATGCCTCCATGTCAAGCGGCTTTTCTGTTTTCTCAGCCTTGGCGGCCTGGCCTACTCGGTATGGCATCCACTCCCAGCAGCCATAGGTCGGGCGGCTTTCGGGGTTGCTGTTGAGGTAGGCGCTGCTGACGAAGTGTTTTCCACCCTTGTGATCCACGACGAACAGGTTGACGCAGGTGTCTCCCCATACGTGGATGATGGTGGCATCCATCGGCTGCTCGCTCAGTTTGAAGTTACCAATCGGGCCGGTGCCAGGGAAAAACCAGACCTTGCGGCCGACAGTGGGTTTGATCGTTGCGGTCATGGCGTTCACTTTCGACGGATGGAGTAGGAGACGGACGGAGACGTGCGGACGCTGGCGTAGCTGGTCGGCCCGCTGTACTTGGGAGTCGCTGCAGGTGTAGGCTTTGGAGTGGCTGCAGGAGGCGGCGCAGACACGGCCGGCTTGGCATCGGGCGCATGGTTGACGGTCTGGTTGACCTGCGTCTGGTGAATGACGGTCTTGTTGACGACGGTCGGGCGCTGGCTGCTGTAGCCGCCACCACCGCCAGATCCACCGCCGGACAGTGCATGTCCGATCATTCCGCCGATCAGCATGTCACGGACCATGTTGTCGCCACCGCCCTGCTGGACGATGACCGGCTGCGCTGGAGCCTGGACGACGGCAGGCGCTGCTTGCTGCTGGACGTATGGAGGCGGGGCTACCTGCGGCGGTACGCCTTGCTGGTAGACAACGTCATCGCGTCGGCTGCATCCGGTTGCCGCCAGCAAAAAGATGACAACGACAGCCAGGCACAGCAGGTAGATGCCTACGAACTTGCGGCCGCTCACGATGCGCTCCCGCCGATTGAGTTGCGGCAGGCTTCGGCCACGATGGCGGCCTGGTGCAGACGCTCCTTGAGCTGGTAGCCCATCAGCGGCCAAATCTTTGCCACGGCGTTCTGGCGCGCGATCTTGCGGCCGATCTCGGCGTTGAAGTTCTCAGGGCTGGCGCAGGCCGACTCACCGGTGACGGTGAAGCCGTTCTTCAGCACCAGGACGCAGAAGGTCAGCAAGTCCAAGCACCGCAGTGGAGCGTCAAAACTCCCTTCCGGAATGTGCAGTGTCTCGGCCTTGTTATCTGCCGCAATAGCCCCTAGCGTTCCTTGGGCAGCGGTGAAATAGTGCTCGCCAACGATGTTCGCCTCGACGTCCGCCGTTGTCACGCGGGGCGCCACGTTGGCATTGACTCGCTGGATGGCGGCCTCGATGGACTCGTCGCTGACGGGCTCGATGTGCTCGTGCTTCATGGGTTGATCTCCGGGTTGGGGTTGTCAATAACCGGTGCTGGCGTCCAGGACGCCGTAACCGATCGTGGGGAGTGCTTTGGGAATCTCAGGCTGCGTCAGGTAGCGCCGCATCTCTGGCTCTTCCTTGCGCGCCAGGCAGTCCATGGCGTCGTCGTGGGCAGCGACCGGGAAGGCGGTGTATTCCGCCCGGAAGTCGTCCATGATGTCTCTCTGGTGTCCGTCAGACATGACGCGCACCATTGACTGCGGCATCCAGGTGCGACCCATCTGGAACGATGGAATCAGGCGCCGGATGCGGTCCTCTTTCTTGGTCGATCCACCCAGCTCCATCACGCGGAAGCGGAACTGCTGCCGCTCCATCTCTTGCTTGATGTGCTCGATGTCTGCCTGCAGGCCGTACTGCTCATAGCCAACGCATGCCGGCTTGTGACGGCGGACCAGCTCAAAAACCTTTTCGGTGCGCTCGGTCAGGTTCAGGCGGTCGCGGATGCCGTCGACAACGTAATCGTTCCCGTCTGGCCCCATGCCGACCACCCACATGCTGGTGAAGTCGCCGCGGGTCTTGCTCTTGCCGGATGATGGATCGACCAGCAGGATCTTCTGGCCGACCATTGGGGTGCGTCCCCAATACTGCAGCCATTCCTTTTGAACTCGCCGCCACCGATGGGACGCGGCTCCTGCTGGTACAGCGCCGACCAGGTGCGCGGCTCGCGCTTGGCGATGGCCACCATCTCGGGCGTAAACCATTCCGGCCACAGCGTTTCGCCAGGCTCGCGGCCCAGCGGATCGTCCAGGCCGGCTTCCATCGGGATCTTGAGCACCTTGACGCGCTGGCCCGGGTGTTTCTTGATGTCCTCCAGCAATCGGCCGGCCAGGTCGTCTTCGTGCCAGCGGGTCATGATGATGACGATGGCGCCGCCCGGCTTCAGGCGGGTCTGCAGGTCATCACGGAACCAGGCCCATTGCTTTTCGCGGATCGTCTCGCTGTCGGCTTCCTCTCGGCTCTTGACCGGGTCGTCAATCAGGATCAGATCGCCACGGCGACCGGTGATGGTGCCGCCGACACCGGCAGCAAAGTATTCTCCGCCTTTGGTGGTTTCCCACCGCCCTGCAGCTGCCGACTCGGCTGACAGCTCGCTGTCCGGGAAGATGGAGCGGTGAGCCTGGCCGCCGACCAGTCCGCGGGAACGGCGCCCGAAGCGCTCGGCCAGCTCTCCGGTATTGGACGCGCAGATCACGCACTTGTGCGGATTCTTGCCCAGATACCAGGCCGGGAAGCCAACGGACGAATAAGTCGACTTCGCAGAGCCTGGCGGCATGGAGATGATCAGGACGTCCAGTTCTCCAGCTTCAACGCGCTCCAGCTCATGGATCAGCAGCTTGTGGTGCAACGCTGGCTCATAGTCCATCGTTGCGCGCACGTAATCGGCATAGCTGTCCTTGGCCCTGTCGTGCAACTGCTTTTCCAGCAGCTGCATCAGCTCCAGTCGGTCTTCAAGCGCGGCCAAGCTTCCTCTCCAACTCAGCGATGCGCGCGTCCACGTCTTCAGGACTCAATTTGTCCAGAGGATTGACGCCCTTACCCTTGTCGTCGGCGTCCAGGCCGTAGGCTTTGCGCTCCAGCTCGACCAGCGTCTTCAGCGTGTCGGCCAGCTTCTTCATGCTGTCCACGCGCTGCGGAAGGCTGATGACCTTGCGGTAAATCTCATTCAGCCGGTCGACACCCTTGTCGTCCTCGCGGCGCATCAGCTCGCCCAGTTCATCCAGGATGTCGGCGTTTTCAGTCTGCCCTTCCAGTTCCTGGAGCAACTTGGTCGTCAACTCACGATTGCGGCGTATGTCCGAGCGGTGGGCCAGCCGGACGTCAGCAATCCGCATGGCGTTGGCTTCGATAACCTGCCGCTCGGTTGCAGCGGTTTCCGTGGAAACTTGGCTGGAAACCTCACGCTTGGAAACCAGTGCTTCAGCCTTGGCCTGGATCTTTGCCTGAAGGTCGCGTTCCCATCCTTCAGCCTTGGCGCGCTTGTTGATGGCTGTATGCGAGATGCTGTGTGTGGCGGCGATCTCACGGACAGACAGAACACCAGCGCGATATTCAGTTTCAATTCGCTCCCAATCGGGAGCCTTCTTCTCAGTCATGGGTGTTACCCGCTCCGTTATGGGGTTGGATGAAAAGCCGGCGCGCCCCAGCCGGCGATGGGTTAGTTCGCGCTACTGGCTGGGGCGGTCGGCGGCGGAGGGTTTGCCCACCCTGCCGCTGGGGCCAGGCTGTTCCTTCCAGATCCGGGTGGAGGGAATCCCGGTGGTCGGGTGAGCTGCCTGGGTTTTCTGGGTGTCAGAAACAAAAAAGCCCCTGGGCATTTCTGCTCAGAGGCTTCTATGGGTTGATGGCCCCAGTGTCGTGACGCTACCTGGGTCGCAGCGGGAACGCCCTGCCTGGCACGGTGTCAAGCCGCTCATCGCGGGTTCCTCCGCTTTGGTGGCTGATGGCGCCCGGGAACCCCCAGGCCTGCTCATGGAAATGATCTTATGGGGGTCTAAATCCCCCGCCATGTCGCTTGACCATCACAGCTGCAACCTGACCGCCAGGGCGGTTGGCGCTCCATGCCATTACCCGCTTGGAGCCAATGGGCTGACTCGTCTGCAGGCTATCAAGCCGCATGTGTGATGGCCCCAGTCTTTCCTGGGTGTCACTGCTGCTGTGTCCTCTGCAACTCCGGGCGTGGAGGACTCTCGATACCTTACGGTTTCGGCCTCAGTGGCCTCATCAGTCGAGTTGCCCGGGCTTGACCTACCTATTCACCAGCAGACGGGTAGGAAACGCTCATCCCCGTCTTTCCGAGGTGTCCGGCCTTGGGTGGCCTTCCCTGTGGTTCGCATGATCCGGCGCAGACCCACACAAACTGCGGCCCGGTGCTCTTTGATGGCGGGCAGACTGTCCATCCTGCCGGCCTCCGGGTTGCCCCGGCGCTCTATCTAGGTTCTGAGCTACACCATCAAGGCTGAGGGCTGTAGGCCACGGTTTAAACGCCGAAGCAAGCCGCAACCCAACAACCCACAGTCTTGATGGCTCCAAAGGCTGGGATCGAACCAGCGACCGACGGATTAACAGTCCGCTGCACTACCGCTGTGCTACCTTGGAACATCTGGGCCAGTGCAGACGCACCAGCCCGAGCGATATTTTCTCAGGGGAGCATTCCCCTTTCAATAGTCACAGCTCCATATCCGTGGCAAGTTTTTTCATGATGTTGCCTGCGACCATGCGCTCCAGGCTAGCCAAGTACTCGACCAGGTCGCGTTCGGCTTCACCCTCAATGGTCTTGCGTCCTGAACCTTGGCAGGCCGGGCAGACTTCATCGGACAGGATCGGTGTGTCGGGGATAACCTGGTATCCCCTGCCCTCGCAGTCGTCGCACCGGTCATTGGCGATGTGCTTCAGGACTTTGACAACCAGCCGGCGGTCGTACCCCATAACGATCAGCTGGCTGGCCAGGTAGAACACCTCACGGCGATCATCGGCGTACTTGAAACGCCACAGCGCCAAGCCGATCGGGTTGTCCTGGCCGGCCATTCCGCAGGCGCGGATGACGTCGATGTCGCCGATCTCGTCGACGGGCACGTCACCCAGGTCTGAGGATGTCTGGGCGTAGGAGATGCGTTCGCGGGCGGTCATGCTTGCACCTCGGCAGAAGAACGGACGACCATCGCGCAGGGAAAATCTCCGCAGCCATGATGCTTCGCTTGGCTTCCTGCTGGATCGCAGGCACATTTTCTGAAAGCATCTACGACTACCATTTCCGATTCATACTTTTCATGTGCTCTCGGAAAACCTCAGCCGGGTCAAACGGAGGTTCTACCTCGTGCTGCATCTCTTGCCAGCGCACCAGCGTGTCGATGGCTTCCTGCACATCCTGGCTGATGTCCTTCGCGCCGCGGCCGCCGGCGACCAGCAGCTTCTTGATGGCGTGCTGCAGGCAGGGGTTGATGACCTGGAACAGTTCCAGAACCCGGTACACGTCGACTTTCTGCAGGTGGCTCACGTCTTTGAAATAGTGGCTGTGCTTTTGGGTCACGCTGCAATGCTCCGTTGTGGTTGATTGGCGGCCATCAGGCCAGTGAACAGCCCCGCGAACGGGTTGAATTCCGCTTCCTTCCAGGCTTCATTGAGCTGGACTTTCTTGACCAGTCCCACACTCACGCCGAACTGCTCGGCGATTTCCTGGCGGGTCTTGACTCCCTTGAGCGCACGCATATCCCGGGCGATAGCCATGTTGATCTTGGCCAGTGGGTTGCTGTCGCGGGTGCGCAGGTTGGCAGCGATCTTGCGCGCCTTGACGTCGGGTCGGGCCATCACTTCCGCGGCAACGCTGGATTTCGTTTTCTTGGCCAGGTGTGCCAGGCACATCACATTGCCGCAGGTGCTCACGATCACTTCGTTCTTGGCCAGTGGCCCACGGCTGGCAGTCCACAGCGCGCGCTTGGCGGTGTGCTTGCCCAGCATCGGATGGCCTTTGGTGGAGCATGAACCCGTCCAGATCAGACAGTCGCCGTCTTCGCGGCACAGGTTCAGCAGGCGTTCTTTTCGGGTGGTCATACGGTAATCAGTCGTTGAATCGTTACGTTCAAAGCGTCCAGCTCGTCCATCTTGCGCAGGCTCCAGGCGCGCTTTTGGCCATGCCATCCCAGCAGGGAACCCTGGTGGCAGCTCTTGCACAGGGCGACCACGGTGAACTGGTTTCCCTGCTTGACGTGGTGGGCGTCACTCGGTCCGGGCTCGTCACAGACAGAACACGGAAGTTCTTTGACGCGCGCGATGTGCAGGCGCTCTTTGGCGTTCAGCTTGTTGTTCATTGCTGCCAGCTCCAGGCGGGAAGTCGGACATCACGGTCGGCGGCGGTCGCGTAGAGGAACTCAATCCAGTCGCGGAACTGCTCCTTGGTGAACTTGCTGGTGCGCTGTCCCAGCAGGACAACGCCACCGTTGAGTCCCATGGCTAGGCGGACCTGCTCGCCACGGAATGCGGCTGTCAGCACGTCCTTCCACTCGTCGGGCTCCATGCGGGTCATACGGCCATCGACAGGCCACTCAAGCTGGCGGCTGAACTCGGTCAGGATCGGCCACATGAGTCGGTTCTGAGCCATGCTGCGCGTCTCGGGCACCAGCTTCATAATCCAGCGCTTTTCTGCCTGCAGGACTTTGGCCAGAAACGGAAACAGCTGCTCTTTGATCGCCGCCCAGGCCTGCTGGCGGTTGAACAGTTGGATGGTCAGCGTCTCAGCCATGGGCAGCCTTCCGGTACGGCCAGGCCACCATGGCGGCATCTCGCGTGTGCTGGTTTGATTGACCCGTCCAGCCAGTCAGCGTGCAAAACATGACGTGATCCATCTTGATGCCCTTGCCTTTCGGGCTGATGCCATGGGCGGTGATGCGAAGGTCGCCGCAGATCGAAGTGATCAGCCGGCACCAGGCGTCAATCTCGCCGACGTTGCGCGCCATCTTCAGCGCAGCCGGTCGGCTTTTTACCTGGCTCCAGGTGTGCGACTGCAGGCGGCTGTCTTCAAACACCACCCTATCCGGCACAAACAGGCTGATGGCGTTTTCGATCTGGTGCGGCTCAATGGTGGCCAGCTTGTCCAGCTTTCCGTCGATGTAATAGGCTATGCCGGTATTCACGCCCGGGTCGATCCCCAAAATCAGCATTCCAATCCCTCAAACAGATCCATGGTCTTGATGTCTTTCTCAGCCGATGCCTTGGCGCGCGCAGCTTCAGGCGCCGGCCCAGTTGCATCAGGCCGTTCTTCCTGGCGCAGTGCGGTCCGATCGGCTCAGAGCCAATCCAGACGGCCGGGCGCAGGGTCAGGCGGTTGCAGATGGCGCAGCGCAGCTTCATGTCAAACGCCCATCACGCATTCGATGAACGCGCGCGCCGCTTCAGCATTGATGGCGTTTCCATAGGCGCGCAGGCGTCCCACTCGGGAGGGAGCCCCATGAGCCAGCGGGAATGTGCCGGGTTCAACTGGCCGCCACTTTCCATCCCTGCACAGGAGCCAGTCAGCATCTGCCCAGAGGCCGTTAGTCGGGCCGGGCCTGGCAGCAGGTGCACCGCGATGTCCGCTGTGCTGATCTGCGGGTCGGTGGGCTTGCGCCTTGATGTGATCGGCGGGTTGGGCTTCGCATCCACTACGGTGCTGTTTGGCGTCGGCCATCCAGCTAGCACTGCCGAATGATTCAGCGTTATGTTCGGCGTTATGAAGTTCTGCGACGGCACCCGATTGGCATCCGTCTTTGTTGTCGTCGGCCAGCCGGCCAGCGTGAAAGCCTGCTCGCTCAGAGGCTTCCCCCTGGATTCCTCCAGTCGCCCCGCCAGGAACTCCGGCGATGCGCTGGCACTCTTCCAGTCCCGCGTTGCCGGCGTTGCCCAGGATGCTAGACACACAGATGCGGCCAGATCCGGCCCATGATTGCGCATCGCCTCCAGCAATCCGCCCTCCAGCGTTCGCACGCCCTTGTCGGCCAATGCGCTCGTCGGTGTTGGCCACCCAGTACAGTCGGTCGCGGATGTGCGGCGCACCGATGCCCGCAGACGGGAACGGGATCGCCCCGAAGGCGTAACCCAAGGCCTCCATGTCAGTGTGTACAAGGTCGATCCAAGGGTCTGCGTCTTTGCTCGCAACCTGTTCTCCAAGGACGATTGCAGGCTGGCACTCTTTGATGAGGTGGTGGAAGGCTGGCCACAGGTGCCGCTCGTCAGCAAACCCAGATCCTTTGCCTGCCGAGCTGAAAGGTTGACACGGACAGGAACCGGTCCAAACAGGTCGGTCATCACTCCAGCCTGCTCGGCGAAGCGCATGGATCCAGACGCCAATGCCGGCGAAGAAGTGGCACTGGGTGAAACCCTTGAGGTCACTGGGATAAACATCCTCGATGCTCCGTTCGTCTACGATGCCCGGCGCGATGTGGCCGGCGTCAATAAGGTTGCGCAGCCACTGGGCTGCATATGGGTCAATTTCGTTGTAATAGGCAGTCATCACTTCACCTTTGGCTCAACGGCCAGCGGACCCTTGACCAGCGCGCGGATCTGCTGCTCGCTGTGCCCCATGGCCACCCAGTCGGCCAGAGCATTGGTCATCCTGGCGCTGGCCTCTTGCCGCGGCAGGCCCATCGCCTTGATTCGCTGAATCAATCTCGCTCCGCAGTAGACGCACGACGGCGTGAACCAGCGTCGACCGGGAAACTCGCGTTCCTGTGTGCAGCGTTCGCATGTCACACAACCCCCTCGGCATCGCCCAGGATCAGCAGCGCTTCGGTGATGTCATCCAGCGATATGTCTGCGCCAAAACGAACAGCGTCCAGCAGTCGAGCGGCTGCCAGCTGCTTGGCGCTCAAGTGGTCACGCATTCGGGATCTCCTTCAGAACCGGAAGGCGCTTTAGTCCAGAGTCCAGCGCATCCAATGCCGCAAACGTGATGGCTGTCTTTCCGGTCAGCTGGCCGGCCTTGAACACCTGGCGAGCCTGGTCGACATCACCAACGACGGCAGGCTTGGGCGGCGGCAGGCCGCGCTTGGCAAACAGTTCATCAGGGCCGCGGTCGCCGCGCAGTCGGCGCGGGTAGTCGGTCACGCCTCGCGCTACGTAGGCCCGGTACGACTCGGTAAATCGGTGCTGCAGGTAGGACAGTTCATCCAGCTCGGTGCGGCAGACCTTGGGCCACCCTCCCAGGTCGTCGATCACGGCATGGATGATCGGATCGTCAAAGACGACATCGGAGTAGGCGCCGACGCTGCTCATGGCGTCGTGTGTCTTGCCCCAGGCCACAGCAGCTCGGTCGGTTGACGTGCCACCCAGCAGGCGCACGACATCGGCGGGCTTCGGAGCGTACTGGCCGCGCTCAGGGTCTACGGCATGGCGGGTGAAGGCCTTGGCCACCTGCTCAAACTCGAAACGCTCGCACGCGTTCCACCAGACATCCAGGGCGAAGGTGCTGACATCCTGGCGGTAAAACGCCATGGCGTTGGTCAGCAGATCCTTGAAATTCTTTTTGTCTGCGGTGTTCATCACGCCACCCCCTGCTGACGCAGCCACTCATCGCCGACGGCTCGGTTGCGTTCCTCCAGCGCTTCCTGGCGGTTCACCGGCTTTCGGTCGCCACGCAGCCGCTGGCAGCAGGCAGTCAGGAAGGAAACAGGATCGACAGGACGCTCGATGACAGCGGTTCGGACTGCCTCGACAACGATCTCATTGCCATAGTCCTTGGCCAGTTTGCCAACGATGGAGCCACATTGGGCCTTGGGAATACCGGCGTTTTCCAGCAGGGACTTGCCGGCTTTCCAAAGCTCGTCCTTGGTCATCGCCGTGATGTCGATGACGGCAGCGCCGTCCGTTACGTCAGTAACGGAAGTATCTTGAATCAGTGAATCAGGAATCAGTGAATCAGCAAGATTTCCACCGTCCTGCTTGCGTGGCTTCACGGTCTTTAACGGTGGTTTAACCGTTAATTCACCGTTAGGGCCTGGATATGTCGAGGCCTTTTCCGTGTGATGGGGGTTCTGGTGCTTGTCCCAATTCAGTATCTGAACGTACTTCACACCGTCTACCTCGTAGCGCAGAACGAAACCACGCTCGTGAAGCGCCTGGAGCATGCAGTTGATGTCTACGTCGTCCGCCGGGAAAACGTCGATCTTGATCTTCTTGGGACGGTCTTGCAGTCGACCTTCACGGTCGGCCACCGTCCACAGGCCAGCGAACAGAAGCCGGGTGGCGAAGTCAAGCTCTACAAGGTCTTCGTTCGTAAAGAACCCAGGTTTGATGTTTCGTGCTCGTGCCATGATGTGCCTCTTGGCGGCCTCAAAAAGGGAGCCAGCGGCAGGCAGTGAGGCGCTGCTGTTCGGTCCGGGGAGCTAACCCATTCCTAGCCGTGGCAAAACTTGTCATTTCCGGTCGGAGTCCGGTGCAAACGGATTGATGTCTGCAACTCGGCAGATCACAGTGACCTCATGCTTCTTGTCCGCACTCCACCCCAGCAACAGGTCACGCATCACGCCGGCCTTGGTGGCGCCAGTTGCCTGGCAGAAGCCGTCCAGCACGCGCGCGTCGCTGGTCGGGACTTCAAAGCGGATCTCGGTCATGCCCTCGTGTGTCATTCAGGCCTCCATGGGTTTGCGTTTGCGCTTGAGCTGCTTGAGCAGGGTTTCCAGCGCGATGTAGTTGCGAGCCAGTACGTCACGCACAGCCCCGCGTTCGATCTTGGAAATGGTCGACTGGGGTATGCCGGTGCGCTCTGCGACCTGCACCTGGGTTAGTCCGTATGCACGAACCTGACGAAGAAAATCCTGGGCGTTCATCTGTAATAGTCCTTAACGACTATTCTATCAAGTCGCATTCCCCTATTCAAGTGGGCTTGAATGGCGACACCATGGATACGTTGGCGAAACGACTACGTCATGCGCGTAAAGCGCGCAACCTCACGCAAGTAGAACTAGCAGAAAAGTCTGGCGTGGCCCAGTCAGACATTTCAAAAATTGAAAGAGGTGAAACCTTAAGCACCACTAAATTGGTTGCTCTATCAAATGCGCTAAATGTGAACCCAAACTGGTTGGACACCGGGGACGGTGAAATGACGCCGGCAGTGCGCTTGTTGCCTGGCGTCTCCCTTCGTATTGGTGCAATCAACCTCGACAATAATCCGGACTTTCCCGCAATAAGAAGAGTCAGGTTCAAATTGTCAGCAGGTGCTTCAGGCTTCGGGGTTGACTATGCCGATGAGGACGGCGACCCTATCGTTTTTCGCAAAGTGTGGTTTGAAAAGAATGGCTATGAGCCCGATCGGCTCTTTGCTGTCCGCGTGGCCAATGGCTCCATGGAGCCAGGGCTGTACGACGGGGACACGGTAGTCGTCAACACACAAAGTGCAACCCCCAAGGATGGCACGGTCTTCGCCGTGAACTACGAGGGCGAGATGGTCATCAAGCGATTGATCAGAGACGCCGGCCAGTGGTGGCTGGCCTCTGACAACCCAGACCAGAGGCGGTATCCCCGCAAGGTGTGCGACGAGAACTCCATCATCATCGGAGAGATCGTGCACAAGCAGTCAGAGAGGATCTGATGCGCACCAGAGCCAATCAAGCCATACAAGTCGTCACCGGCTTCGCCTTGATTGGCGTGGTCCTCCTGGCGCTCTATGGCGCCACACACATATACCAAGCCAACTTCGGCGCTGACCGGCCCAGCATCAAGGCGCAGGAACATCGAGCCGATCGCCAGCGGGCTGCCGCTGCCGTTCTATCGGCCGGCCCGACCTATGACGTCCACAACCTGCCGGGCGGCCAACTCATTTCGGTAGACATCCCATTGCGGGCCGAGCGTGGCTGGGTCGAGCGTACAGGCTGCGTCATCTGGCGAGATGCCGAGTACAAGACATCGACCATCAGCTGCCCCTCTGCTCCCACGGAAGAACTGCCAGCTCTGGTTCAAGAGACTGAGCGCAGCCAGCCGTAGCTACCACAAAACACTGACCAGCCGCCTACGGGCGGCTTTTTTACGTACTTCTTTAGGGTCTTTACATAACTTTGCAAAGAGACAAGAGACGCTACCCATTCAGTCACTTCTGACTCATACACAGAAACTGGCAGTGTTGTCAAGCGATTTATTTTTGCCTGAAATATTCTTTCCCGCTCATTTGAATAGTCTTTGGTGCATAATTTGCTCCAGGCCAGCACATCACTGCTTCCGGCCAAGTGGGCACAAAACACGCACCGCAGGCAGTCGCGGAATACAAAAGTCTGTCGTCGCTCTACCACGCGGGCCGAAAGGTCTGGAGTCACTGGGAAAGGCCTCGCAAAGTGCTCCCCCAGGCACAGGTTGTGCCTCTACCGCAAAGTGATGTAAGTCGGACTGAGGAACATGGGGTGAGGCTGAAACGGCCAAGAACAAAAACGTTTCACCAAAGCTCATTCACAGAGTGTGCTTTGGTGGTCAGCCTGGTGGGCGTCTTGCCCGACTTGTTCGCAAAAATCTGGAGCCAGGCTGATCAACTTATTCAACAGGAGAGAACCATGACAAAGATTCAAGCTCGTGAAGTTGCTCAAGCAGAACGCTATCTGGCCGCAGGATTTCCCGGTACAGCTGCACTGTCCATTTCTGCACTGATCCGCTGCGCCATGTCGAACAAGAGCAAGGCAGAACTGATGCAGGTTGCCCAACGTATGGGGCTTGTTTCTCTGCCTGAGTTCGTGATCTGAAAAGCGTCTGGAACGAGCAAGAAAGTTGGACGTAAAAGCACAGTTGCTCTGACACCCCGGAAAGACGGGGGCCATCACATAGGTCAACTCTGGATGACGACCGAACACAAAAGCCTAGTCAGCTTAGTGGGAGTTGGCCTCTGTGATGGTGAATGCGCAGGCTGATGCGCAACGGAATTAAGGGCCGCGCAAGAGTACGTGGGAATGCAGGCAGCGGACAAAAAAGCAGACCCCCATGCCGGAGATCAGCACCGGCCACCATCAACCTTTATGACCGAAAGCGGATGCTGGTAAGTGTCACCCCACTAAGGGTGACCGTCATATGCAACCAGACGCAGCGAGTAGGTCACCCACTTTCCTCCCTGGCCTCTACGAGGCTTTCGCCCCGGCATCTTGTGGTGTCGGGGCTTTTTCTTTGGAGCCTGTCATGCATCCACTAGACCCTGAAAACTGCGGATTTACCGGAGTACTGAGCACCACGATGCACCTGGGTAACGGGGATGCGTTGGTGGTTGTCACCCGTCACTACTTCATGGACGAGGCAGACAAAGACCAAGACGAAGTGGTGATGAACGGAAAGCCCGTGACACGGCTGATGAACGATGACCACTGGGCCGCGATTGATCGGCACTTTGATAACAACTGGGCGGCTATCAAGGATGAAAACCGGGTAGCTCAGGAATGTCTGCACGACGAATGGCTGGAGAAAGCATGAACTACATCAAGCAAGTGGCCGAACTGGCCAATTACATACAGGAAACGGCGTCAGTAATCACGTCACTTGAGACAGAGCGCGACAACTGGTTGAAGCCGGCATTCAAGACCTTTTCCGTTGGCGGCACCCAATACCACGTCATCCGAAAGGACGGGACCGTGACGCCGGGCCTTGAGGGCGTCCAAAGCGAGGCCATCAAGCTGCACGACCACATGATTTTCAAGAACAAAAGCAAGCTGGAAGGCCTGCGATTCAAGTTGGCTCAGCTTGGAAAACCGGTGGTTCTGCATGAAGAACTTCCTCGTCGGCATCGCCGCCGGCTTTCTCTTCCTGATCGGATGCGGAAAGCTGGACGGCCTGGATGACATCGCTGCAGCCAAGGCCACCGAGCTGGCTGTCCAAGACGTGGCGCAACAGCAGCGACCACATTCACCGCGCGAGAGGGTTATCCGTCGCGTCTGTTCCAACCTTTACGGAGATCACGCCCTGGTGCAGCGCAATGCGCAAGGCATCTGGGAGTGCTTTCGAACAATCAAAAGCTAACCCGGAGATCACCCCATGAGCAACATCGTCCTGGCCCAGACCACAAAGCTGGCCAAAACACTGGGAATGGAAGTCGACAGCGCAGAGCTGGTCGCCACCCTCAAAGCCACCGCCTTCAAGGGGCAAGTCAGCGATGCGCAGATGAGCGCCCTGCTGATTGTCGCCAACCAGTACGGGCTCAATCCCTGGACCAAGGAAATCTATGCGTTCCCCGACAAGAACAACGGCATTGTGCCGGTCGTCGGGGTGGATGGCTGGTCGCGCATCATCAACAGCCACCCGCAATTTGACGGTATGGATTTCCTGCAGGATGCCGAGAGCTGCACCTGCATCATTTACCGCAAGGACCGCACCCACCCCATCAAGGTGACGGAGTGGATGTCCGAGTGCTCACGCAACACCGGCCCATGGCAGAGCCATCCCAAGCGCATGTTGCGGCACAAGGCCATGATCCAGTGCGCGCGCCTGGCATTTGGTTTCGTCGGCATCTTCGACCAGGACGAGGCCGAGCGCATCGTCCAGACGATTGACCCAAGCACCGGGGAAATCAGCCGGGCCGAGCCAGCGCGACCTGCACTGCAGGCTTATCCAGACGCCGATTTCAAGGCCAACCTGGAAAGCTGGCGCACCGTCATTCAATCCGGCCGCAAAACCCCTGATGACCTGATCGCAATGATCAGCACCAAAGGGACTCTGAGCGACCGACAAAAGCAAGACATCCGCAACTTGGCAGCCGTTGATGTCGATGCCAGCCAACCCGCCACCGTAGAGGAAAACTGAAATGCGTATCGTCAATTTGATCCAGGGCAGTCCCGAGTGGCTGGCCCACCGCGCCGAGCACTTCAACGCCAGCGATGCGCCGGCCATGATGGGCGTCTCGTCCTACAAGACTCGCACCCAGCTGATGACCGAAATTAAGACGGGCGTGTCACCAGAAATTGACGCTGCAACCCAGCGAATTTTTGACGACGGCCACCGTTTTGAAGCACTGGCCCGACCGCTGGCTGAAAAGATCATCGGCCAGGATCTGTACCCAGTCGTCGGCGCCGAAGGAAAGATGAGCGCATCGTTTGATGGCATCACGCTGGACGAGTCGATTGCGTTTGAGCACAAGACACTCAACGCCAAGCTGCGCGAATCGTTTGACGACATCAACACCGTCGCTCCAGATTGGCGCGAAACCGCCGGCGACAAGCTGCCGATTGAGTACCGTGTCCAGATGGAGCACCAGGCCATGGTAAGCCAGTGCAAAAAAATACTGTTCATGGCCAGCCGCTGGAACGGCCAGGAACTTGTAGAGATGCGCCACGTCTGGTACATCCCCAACCCAGAGTTGCGCAAGCAGATACAAAACGGATGGGCACAGCTGATCCTGGACTTGCAAGACTTCACGCCGGAAATCAAGCAGGCTGCACCGGTCGGCCGAGCACCAGACCAGCTACCGGCATTGACCGTGTCGATCCGCGGCGAAGTGGCAGCATCCAACCTGGCCGAATTCAAGGCTGTCGCGCTGGGTGCTATCGAGGCGGTCAACACCGACCTACAGACAGACCAGGATTTCGCCGACGCTGAAAAGGCCGTCAAGTGGTGTGAAGAAGTTGAGTCGCGCCTGAAGGCTGCCAAGGAGCATGCGCAAGGCCAGGCTGCGAGTATCGACGAACTTTTCCGCACGATGGACGCGATCGCGGCGGAAGCGCGCGCCAAGCGCCTGGAACTGGACAAGCTGGTCAAGTCGCGCAAGGAACAGATCCGCAACGACATCGTCTGGGGTGCACAGACAGACCTGCGCGATCACGTCGCCAAGCTGAATGCCCGTATCGGTCGCCAGTTGGTGGCCATGCCATCGGCTGACTTTGGAGGCGTCATCAAAGGCAAGCGCAGCCTTGACAGCATCAAGGCATCAGTCGACGAAGAACTGGCCCGGGTAAAGCTGGCTGCCAATGATGTCGCCGACCGCATTGAGATCAACCTGAAAAAGTTGACAGTCGAAAACGAATTCCTGTTTCCTGATCTTGCCAGTGTCGTTACCAAGGAAGCCGACGACTTCACCAACCTGCTGGCCATGCGAGTGAATGCACACCGTGATGCAGAGGAAATCCGGCGTGAAAGCGCTCAGGCCGATGCGATCGCAGCGGCACAGGTAGCGGCACAGGTTGTTCAAAAGGCCTCCCGGCCTGCCATCAAAGTTGAGCCTGTCACCTCAGAGAGACTGGTCAAACTGGGCGAGATCCAGAGCCTCCTGGCTCCCATCCAGATCACCGCTGACGGACTGGCTCAGCTGGGTTTCCCGCACGTCGACAAGGATGGGGCTTCAAAACTCTACCGCGCCGACTCTTTTGACGACATCTGCCAGGCGCTGATCCAGCACCTGCAAACCGTTTCTTCCACTCAACACGCCTAACCCTGGAGAGCCTATGTCCCGCAAAAACTACAACTCGCTGAACGGCCAGCAAAAGTTCCAGCTGTGCACATTCTTGAAAGAGAACCATGAGGAACTGAAGCGCGCCACCCACAACGAAGCCGCCGAGATTGCCAGCCGAGCGCTGGGGTTTGTGGTCAGCGGCAGCAACGTCGACGGCGCTCTGAAGTCGGTCGGCATCAAGCTGCGCACCCGAGTGCCATCCGAACAGAAACAGGACGGACACAGCATCCTGGCGCAGCACATCCTGGAGATTTGCAAGCGCTGCAACATCCCATTCACGGATGACCTGGTGGCGCTGGCGGCATGAACGGCAACTGGCCCACCGTTGAAGAAATCCGGCGCCAAGCGGCGCAGGAACTTAGAGCTGAACGCCTACGCACTGCCGTTGAGCTGGAAAACAGCGACTGCGCGAGCGCGATAACCGATCCTGGCTGCGCCGGGCTCTGGATACCCGTCCCTTCACCATCACCTGGAAAACACAATGAGCAACGTCAAAAACCTGGAACCTTCCCTGTCCATCCGCGAACAAGCCGAGCAGGAGGTCCGCAAGGAACTGGCTGAGAAAGCCAAGAACAAGATGAAGGAACTGCTGCGACAGCGCGCTACCGCGGAGCAAGTCGTCAAGAGCATCGACCTGCAAATCGCCGACCTGGAGCAGCAAATTGTCGATGGGACGATTTGACCCGCTACTGAGCCGACCGGCAGAAGTGCACTTTGCCGGGTTTCGGAGCGACACCTTTACCCTGCAGCAAAATGGGTGGTCGCTGGCCATGGAGCAAAACATCCTCAACGGGGTGATGCGCTTGATGCTGCACCACCGGGATGCCGAGCTGTACATGGTGGCTGCGGATGTCCGCCATGACTTTCTGAGGCCTATGTTCAGCTATGGAGAAAGGCCGCTGGTGTTCCAAATCGTCACGGTTGCCAGGTCGCTGCAGTCCTACCGAGTCGCTATGGACTTCAGCAAGTTCAGCGCCATCGACGCCACTCCGACGATGCGGGTCGAAGAACCAAAACGCATCGAGGACTTTGCCATCTTCGCCGCGCCGCTGGTGCGAACCGAGGAAATCATCGTCGAGCCCCAGTCAGTCGCCGAGTGCTTGGATCTGATCAAGCGCCTGCAGGCGCCCAACCTTGCAGAGATCCGAGAACGAAACCGACAACGGGAGCGGCTGGAGCCGTCAAACCAGACACGGTTTCATGCACAGATCCTGTCCCTAGCAGCCTAACCAACCCGCCACCCGGCGGGTTTTTTTATGTTCAAGAACCTAACCCTTTACACCATTGACCAGGATGTCGACCTGAGCGCCGACACAATCGAGCAGGCGCTTATAAAGATGCCGTTCGTTCCCTGCGGACCCACCCAGGAACTGTCAGTCGGATGGCTGCCAGCGCGCGGAATCCCGCACGGCGCGATGGTCGAGAGCATCGGTGGCCAGCTGATCCTACGCTTCAGCATGGAAACCAAGAGCGTGCCTGGCCCGGTCGTCCAGAAAGCCCTGGACGAACTGCTAGCTAATATTGAGCGCGAAGAAGGCCGCAAGCCTGGGCGCAAGGAAACCCGAGAGCTGCGAGAGCAGGTGGTCATCAAGTTGATGCCTAACGCTTTCCCAAAGACAAACCAGATCCTGGTCTGGATCGACCCGAAAGCGCGCCGCTTGGCCATCGCCAACGCTACACAGTCGCGGGTTGACGAGGTGATCACGGCGTTGGTTCGGTGCCTGCCGGACTTCAAAGCCGCTCCAATCAATACCGCGATGGCACCACAAGCGGCCATGACACAGTGGCTACTGGCTGGATGCAATGGATGGCCCGAGTTTTTTGTGCCAGGCCGAAAAGTCGAGCTGCACAGCGGCGATGAGATGAAGTCCGTGGTCAAGTTTGACCGCCACCATCTCGACGACGAAGAGATGCGCCGCCATATCGAACAAGGAAAGTTGCCTGTCAAGTTGGCTCTTGACTTTGCTGGCCGCGTGTCTTTTGTCCTGACAGAAGGCGGACAGCTGCGAGCCATTCAACTCCTGGATGCACCAGTGGACAACCAGGAAGACATGGATGCATTCGATGCCGATGTCGTCATCACCACCGGCGAGCTGGCCGGTCTGATTGATGAACTGATCAACGCCCTTGGCGGACAACTCCTGTAACAAAACGCCCCGCCTGCCGGGGCTTTTCTTTTTCTGACATGCAACCCTCCATCCACCGCATTGCCGTAGAAAAAATGTTCCTGCAGGCGACAGAGCCGATGTCCGCCGACCACGTCTCAGAGACGCTTGGAATTGATCGCAAGATCGTCATGGAGAGCATCAAAGCGATGCGCCATACCAAGCTTGTGACGTCCGAGAAAGTCGCCGGCGTCATCCTCTATACCGTCCGGTATCACAAAGGCGCCAACATCACCATCACCGAGCCGAAGAAAGTCCCGGTCATGCTCCCCAAGAAAGAGCCAACCATCGAGTACCGGGATGGCTGCAAGTTCACGATCGTGGACTCCGACTATGAGCGCTTGGTTCTTCCAGACATGGAACCGGCCCGGCCAGGCGCCAATGAACACCTGGATGTCCAGTCGCTGCGACCCGACGGCCATGTTTCTCATCGGCCACCGATCTCCATGAGCAGCCGGTTCATCCAGCCAGTCGTGAGGTACTGATGCGAAAGACATCGAAGTACAAGCGCAAGAGAGACATGGCCGCCAAGAACGGGTTTTCACCGATCTTCAGGCTGCCAAAGACCATCCGGTTCGGTGCCCAGGAAGACCGGTTGCTGAAGCTGCTGCCGCACGACGAGCTGGAGAACTTCCGCCTGGGGCTGGCAACCGACCCCAGCTGGCACACGATCACCGCCCGAATCAACATGGGCTATGTCCTGGCCGGCGAGCACTTCCCCGACGAACGTGTCCGCATGGAAGCCTGCCTGGCCCACCTGCGCGCCGTCCACGAACGTCATCAGAAAACTGGCACCTGGGGCATGACTGGCGAGGAATTCCACACGATAGGAGATGGACTGAACTACTGCGACGAGATGCAGAACCAGTGCACGCGCCGAGAACTTGACGACGCCCTATCCGCCGTTTACGCCGTCAGCGAACTGAAACAGAAAGGCATCCAACCATGAAACTCAAGATCCGCAAAATCCATCCCGACGCCATCATCCCGAAGTACGCCACCGCTGGCGCAGCCGCGTTTGACCTGCATGCGCTGATCCCGTCTGGCCGGCCTGTAACCATCGGGTACGGCGAGCCGGTCAGCATCCGAACTGGCCTGGCGCTGGAGGTTCCTGAAGGTTATGGCCTGGTTGTCCTGAGCCGGTCTGGGCATGGATTCAACTGGTCGACCCGCCTGGCCAATGCCGTTGGTCTGATCGACTCGGATTACCGCGGCGAGATCATGGTGAAGCTGGCCCGCGATCTGTGCCTGAACGGAACCGAGCCGCTGCAGGTACGCCATGGCGACCGCATCGCCCAGGCCGCGATCGTACCCATGCCCCGCGTCGAGTTTGAGGAAGTCGACCACCTGGACGACACCGACCGAGGCGCTGCAGGTTTTGGCAGCACCGGCATGGCAGCCCAGATGACCGCCAGCATCATCGCCAAGGTTCGCGGCCTGACACCACAGTTTTCATGAGGTAGCCATGAACTGCTGCAACGAGTACGGCGACTGCCGCCAGGGGCGCGACTGCCCTATCCGACAAGCCTGCGAGCTACCGATTGACTATGCCGACAAAGAGCCGGTTTCAAAGACTGGGCGTGTGTTTTTCGCCGGGATGGTGATGGGCGGGATTCTTGCCGTCTGCTTGGTCAGCGCTATTTACCAAGGATTGATGAAATGACCCAAGAATCAGACCGCGCACTTTTGCAAGAGGCGCTGGAGGCTACAAAGTTGGCGAGCGCGGCACTGAGCGAAGCAATCATGATTGCGCCACTGGATAAGTTGCCGCGTCAAGCGGCCAGCGCATTGCAAGCCCTCGACCACTTGGAGCATGGATTGCTCGAAGCCCTGTCACAGCCTGCCGCGCAGCCGGTGGCGGCGCAATGCCGCTTTATGGTCGTCCGAAAAGAACACCCGCTGTATGAGGAAGGCAAGGGCTTTGGGCCTTGGCAAGAATGTAGCCTGACCCTTGTACCTCCGACGCTCAGGGCTGTGGATGCTGTCGGTTACGTAGTCGAATACCGCCACCTCTACGAAGCCGCGCAGCCGGTGGCGATACCTGCCCCCACTGTTTTGCAGGCGCTTGAGGCTCTTGATGAACTTGAGTCATCTGCGCGTGGTGACGAACCCTTCAATCATGCGGCTGCGCCGTTGGTTCGCGCCGTGCTTACCGCAGCGCAGCCGGTGGCGATACCTGCACAAATGGAAACGCCACCCCTCTACCCAGACGAGTCTAGGGAAGATCAGCTACGACAGGCGACCTATGCCCGAGGCTGGAACGCTTGCCGAGCAGCCATGCTCAACGCCGCCCCCGCAGTCACACCCGCAGCAGACATTGAGCGCGATGCAGGAGGTCAGCGATGAAGCGCACCGACTGGATACCGGGCACTATCAAGCCAGTGCGCGTCGGGTGGTACGAGGTGCGCCACAACCCGCTGACGGCGCCGAACAGGCGCAATCGTTACCGCCTGACTGATGCGCCGCGACGCTACTTTGACGGCGTCAACTGGCGTGCAGGGTGGATGCGAGAAGAAATCAGCATTTTCGGCACTCACTTCAGCCATGAATGGCGTGGCCTGACCCGTAGCGCCTATCGAGCCGCCATTGCAAAGGAGCATCAATGAAACCCTCACGCGAACGAATCATCACCTGGGCGCGGGAGGCAGGGATTGACGAAGAACTGCCCCACGTTGAGGTGGCATACAGAACACAGTGGTTCAGTTGCACTGCCGAGGAGCTTGAACGCTTCTACGAACTCGCTATCGCCCGCGCAGGGGAGTCGGAGCCGGTGCCTCGACCGCACCTGTTTGAACTTTGGTGGGCCGAATACATGCCGGAAGCTACGCAAGAACAGGCGTGGAAAGCCTGGGAAGCAGCACCTCGTGCTGACGGCGTAGGTGTGGTCAATCCTGTCGCATACCTGAATGGTGGCGTGTACGGGCCAATCCCAAACCCCGCTACGGCAGGGAATGTGCGTAAGCCGATGACGGATGATCAGATTGACGACCTACACGGAGAAGCCAACCGTGGGTTTGACATCGAGAGAGCGCACTACTTCAAAGCCTTCCGTGACGCGGAGAAAGCACACGGCATCACCGACAAGGAGCAGCAATCGGTGCAGCGCTTTGACCGAAACACTGAAGCACTACGCCAACACGGAGAACAGGACGAGCCATGACCACCACACCACAAGTCGATCTGGCGGAAGCGCGCAAGCTGGCCAACACCCTGTGGCCGTTTTCCCCTAGCATACGGAATAACCTATCCATTTCTGCTGACGCCATCCGCGCACTGGCCGACGAGGTAGAGGCGCTGCGCTCACGGTTGGAAGCTCATACAAAAGCGGCAAGAGCCTACATGGACACTGTCTACAGAGTTCACGATGCACTCAAAGACGCTGGCTGGCATCCAGGCCGCACGTATGATTTGATTGACGACATCATCAAGGCAAAAGGGAAAGAGTTTTCGTCCATGCAATCCGAACTCGCCGCCCTGAAGGCAGTGGGGCCGGATGTTGACTGGAGCAACAGCGCGACGATGCCGACCGAGCTTTGGAAAAATCGCCTGTATTCCATTGCAGATCGCTTGCAGATGGCAGACGGTGCCGTGGCGTATGAGCGATCAGTCGTGCAGAACTTGCGCGAACAGTTGGAAGCTGTGAAGGCAGTGGGGCCGGATGGATTGCCGCCGTTGCCTGACGAGCGGGATGCGTTCGAGAGCTGGGTGGCCTCGCTGGAATCCAGCGACGAGATCAACCTGGAGCGGGCGAAGTTCGGTCCTGGCCTGGAGTACGTTGACACAGTCACTCACGACATGTTCAGCGCATTCAAAGCTGGCCGCGCAGTCCTTGCACTCGCACAGAAGGGAGGGGAGTGATGGACGAGCGCACACTTTTAGTCGTGGCTGCAAAGGCAATCGAAGAGCACGTCGCATGGAAGGCAAGGAATTCCGCTCGGAAAGCGCTGCGGACCTTCTATAGAAACTACAGCGATGAAACAGGTGAGCGCTTCGATCGAGACGACTGCATTGCTGGCGGAATGCATGAAGATGCCGCAGCCTTTGATGCCGTGAGCAACCCTGCGAAAGAAGCTCAACAGAAGCTGACTTCCGCCAGAGCAGCGACCCGCCGAGCCATCGTCCGGGCCGCAGCAGCCATAGGGGAGAAGATGCCATGACCTACAAAGTCCATGGATACCTTGACAACAAGCGTGTCATTGATTGGCGAATGGATCACATCCCCCGTGTTGGGGACACTGTGCGCTTTTCTGGTGATCGTTACAGCAAGGTCACGGAAGTTATCTGGTGTATGGACGAAGACCATGCTGAAGGTCAGCGTGTCAACATCCGCATGGAGTCTGAAGTTAAGAAAGACGGTGCAGCATGACCACCAGAGACGAAACCATCCAACTGGCACGGCAGGCAGGCTTCAGAACAGGCAAGCTGGATTACGCCCATGGAGTTGGTTCGATGCCGTTTGTTGAGCCTGTGACTTCTGGTGACGTGCTTCCACAGCTTGAACAATTCGCCACCCTACTCCAAACCAAAGACCGAGAGGTGATACGGCAGTTGGGGGAGGCGCTGACCGAAATGATGGAGTACGCCGGGATCATCGAAGAACGCTGCGACAGCATCGCAACCAACAAAGCCCGCGCTGCCCTGCTTGCGGCTAAACCCTATATGGAGTGAGAGATGGAAACGAAACACACACCAGGGCCTTGGTTGCACCGAGGCAAGAGTGACAGCATACACCGGCCTTCAGAAACGCATCCTTATGGAGAGTTGATCTTTCAATTCCATGATGAGAATGGGCCTAGTGACGCTGACCTTGCGTTGATCTTGGCAGCGCCTGAGCTTCTGGAGGCACTCCTAGATTGTCGTAGGGCACTCGAAATTGCAAACTTCACCCAGGAGCTTGCGGTTCTCAATGCCGTTGTTGCCAAAGCCACGGGAGAGCAGTCATGACAGACACCCTACCACCACTGATGACGGATGCGACAGTCGTTCACGTCTACAAGACCAAGGTGTGGATCGAGGACGACATGATGGGCTCGCGCCACGTCATGCTCCAGCATGAGACATGCGAGCCTTTCACCTACTGCTCGTTCCACTACGACTATGCCTACACCAGCAATGCAGGCACTCACTCCGCAGCAACCGCTATGGCTCTGTCTCTTGGCGCCACTGAGCCCGTCGAGCATCGGACGCGCGAACTGAAGTGGACGAAGCAAGATGAAGCGATTACGCAGGCCATACAGGAAGCCGTAGCAGCAGAGCGGGAGGCTTGCGCAAAGCTGTGCAAATATGTCTACACCGAAGTGACCGATGACCGAGACGGCATCGCTGCCCTGTGCGAGGCATACATCAGAGGCCAGCAAACACTGGCAAGCAACGAGCCGGAGCTAGACCTATGAAATCAGCAATTTACATCTGTTCAGGGACCGCTCTTTGCTGCTTTGGCAGCCCACTGGCAGGAGCGATGTTGATCGTCTTCGGAATCATTTTGTAACCACAGACATAGCCACCTAAGCCGCCCACCAGGGCGGTTTCTTTTTGGAGAAAACCCAAATGAGCATCACAGCAAACGACCTGATGGGAACGTCAGAGATCGCCAACTTGCTGGGTGTCAGCCGCGCGCATCTCGTCGACCGGCTGAGCAAACGCCCGGACTTCCCAAAGCCTGCACTCAACCTGAGCCAGCGCCTGCGAAAGTGGCGCAAAGAAGATGTTCTGCGCTGGGCCGGGCTCAAATCGTGAGCGCGATGTCCTCGGCCGTCTCCCGGTAATAGGCTTCGATCAACTGGTTCAGATCCTTGTGGCCGCTGATCTTGGAGAGGCGAAAGACATCCATCTTCTTAGATAGCCGGGTCAGTGCCGCGGCTCGGCTGTCATGGAAGTGCAGATTCTCAATCAGAAGTCGATCGCGCACCTTGCGGAAAAGCGTGTCAAGGCTGGCAGAGCTGATCGTGAAAAACGCATCGCGCTCTGCAGCCTTTGCCCAGGTGTCCAGCAATCGCAACAGGCGCAGAGCCTTCTTCGTGAACGGCACAAACCGCAC